CTAGCTGTGTAAGAGTAAGACGCAGAAACCGAGATTAGTGACGCAGACGCATTGATTGCGCTTGAGGCCGTGTAAGCGTAAGAAGCAGAAGTTACAGTTAAAGACGCTGTCTGATTTGCTAATATTACTGGGATGTTATTAACGCTCAATGAACCTGTGATACTAACCGACCCAGTAAGTACTTGAGTGTTGGCTAAAGAGTTACCGAATACGTTAGATCCTGATGAGTATTCTTGAGACGCAGTAATAGTTTGAACTATTAAGTTTTGAGCAGTTAAAGTGCCTGTAACAACTACGTTTGAAGCGGTAAAATTATTTGCGAACGATGCTGTTTGCGCGTAAGAAGCAGAAGTAGCTATTAGTGAAGCAGAAGCCAATATTGCACTTGAGGCTGTATAAGCGTAAGAAGCAGAAACGGCAATTAATGAAGCAGATGCAACAATAGCCGAGCTAGCGGTGTAAGCATAAGAAGCAGAAGTAGCTATTAGTGAAGCAGACGCAACAATAGCCGAGCTAGCGGTGTAAGCGTAAGAGGCAGAAACGGCAATTAAGGACGCAGAGGAGTTGATGGCAGAGCTCGCAGTATACGCATAAGATGAACTAATAGCCGAGCTCGCAGTATACGCATAAGAAGCAGAAATAGCGTTTGTGATACTACCGCTAACTATACCGTTAACGCTACCACTAAAGTTTCCGAAGAAAGATCCACTAAAAGATCCTGACGCAGATCCTAAGAAAGATCCGCTAAAAGAGCCAGTTAAAGGATACCCGAGTTGTTTGCTTCTTACTAATGACATAGTTATGCGAATTTACCGATTGCGTATATTGTATCTTGTGAATCAAAACTAAATCCTAAAGACCCTGTATTAACGGTCAACGTACTAGTATTATTTAAGTTGTCTACAAAATTAACTATCGCGCCTGGATCTACAAAAGTAGTATTGACGAAAAACGTAAAGTTGTTTTTTGAATTTGCCGGAAAAGAAGCCGGAGGAGTCGCCCAACCGTTTGGAAAAGTTACCGTGCTTGGGGTTACGCTCGACGCCAAAACTTGCTTGTTATTTAATAAGTACGTTAAAGCATTTGAATCGATACCAGTGTTATTGATTATCGATACGTTTATAGAATCGTTGGCCGCTATGGCCGCTATAGTTCTTGATGTAGATTTGTTCATATTTGCTACTTGTTGTTCAGGAGAAGACGCCACTTCCAATCCAAAAGATATATTAGAAATACCGAATACTCTATTTCCTGCAGCCACTTTAGCGTTGATGCTATCTGGAATTAGGTATCCGTTTAATTTTATGGTGAATTGATTTCTTACCGCTCTATCCGTACCGATGTTGTACTGTAAAGTCTCTTCGAAGTTTTCAATATCGGTATAGAACAGGAATTTGTTGGGGTTACCCCAGTAGCTCCTGGACGCGAAGTTAAGCGATTCAATAAGTTTATCCATCTGTTCAACAAAGTACGTCCAAACAACGCAGGAGTACGTAACAGTGACGTAATCGGGAGTTACGGATACCATATATTTTTTGGAAGGGACTCTAGAGTTCAATACGTTAAAATTGGAGTACACGTTTCTTCTGTCGTATCTGCCTTCGAAGTATTGTAAGTTGTGAGCCTGATTGCCGTCCAATTTGAATCCCAAGCCCCTGTTTTGTTCTATGCCCGTTCTTCTAAAGAAAAGCATTGGCGCCATCATTTTACCATTTCTGTCCCTTAGGTAACCGTCCAATTGAATGTCTTTCCAGTTTTCTTGGTTGCCGTAAAGCACCGGCACATCGACTCTTGCGCCATTTTGAGTAACGTTTAGCTTTAGTACGTTGTCGAAATAATATTTTAAAGCCTCGTCGAAATCTTTTATGCCAATAGAGAAGTCCTTGTCCAAATCTTTTTTCACGCTCACTTCCAAAGCGCGATTAATTTCAGGCTGACCTAGTTTTTGAGGCTCTGAGAAAACAGCATTAGGATCTCCTTGGCTTGGCNCGTAAGGCATTACCAATTTGTCCATGAACTCTTTTCTGTTCTTAGGTCTTGTTACTTGATTGGCCATTTACTACGTTCTTTGTATTTGTATACCAAGTCTATCAGGACTGGTATAGTGCGTTTTTAATATTATTGAGTACGAAGAACCAAAATTATTTAATCCATTTGAATAGCTATAATTAGGATCTTTGCCCAATATAAGCTGATTCTCGTTAACGTTGTCCACTTCGAAGTACAGTTCGTTGTACATAACGATGTCTCCGACTTCTGGTACTATATTAGCGTCTATCAAATGATCCTTAAAGAACCTAAAAGTTACCTGTCTTTGATTGTCTGTAGAAGATTCGTTCCAGTCTTCGAAGCTAAAATCTCCTCTCTCTATGAGTGTCCACAATAGCACTGGACCTATATATTGCTTGTCTAGCGCTTCTCCGTATACGTTTGGAGGAGTATCGGACAACATGACTTTATAGTAGCCAATTTGTTGACTGGATACGTTTTCGACAAACTCTTTAGTTATGCCTTTGAATACGTTTATATCTCTAGTTGAACCGAATATTGCCATATTATCCTATATAAATAAATAAAGGTACTTGATTTAGAGTGTTCGATATAGAATCGTTCTCCGATTGTTTTCTTTCCAATTGAGACTTTCTTGTCATGTCTTCCAAATCTTGTCTTAACTTGTCTCTTAAAGAAGTTTGAGCATCTTTTGCCTTTGATATCAAGTCGGCTCCATTAAGAGTAACTTCGGATCCTGGGATTGCTACGGTTTGATACTTGCCTCTGATCAGTCCAAGTAATTCGGAAGCCAACGCTAAAGTGTACTCGTAGATCCACTGTCTGCCCGGTTGATTGATCTGAGAATAGCTCATCGTAGAGTACGGAACGTTCGAAGGATTGGTAATTAACCCTTGATTGGATCCGTAAGGACTATTCTTTGACACGCTCGAATAATCGCTCTTCAAAGAGTACTCGAACCACAGAGTCAACCCATTAATATCGGGAACCGGGAATATCTTGAGCTTGTTATTTGTCAATTCGAAAGAGTACCCTGACTTTCTAACCATGTTGGACATCTCGATCTCTTGTATTCTTTGAATGTCCCAATAAACAGGGAACAATTGGAAGTTAAGTCCTGGAGAGTAACTGGCCCATCCAAAATTCTCAGTCGCGCCTTGATAATTTAAAGATCCACCTAAATAAGGATCGTAATATTGATTGGTGGCCGGATAAGAAGTATAATATATTCTTTGTATAATTAGTCGATCGTTAGAACCCGAAGGCAAAACGTTATTTTGTGTCGCCCAAAGTTGCATATCGTAAACTTGTTGACTCGCGGTCAAAGCCAAAGATGCGCTGTACCAAGTCATCAAACCTCCGACCCCAACGTAGGATCCGAAGTTATCTGCAATGTTAACCACAGAATTTATGGTCGGTACCACCAACTGATTGTTTAGTAAAGAAGACGTGGTTGATCCCTCCAAAGAGAAATAGTTGTCCTTTATCTTTGATTGATAAACTTCTTCGGCGTAAATTGAAACTGCTTCCTCGAAACATGCATAGATTTGTGTGTCTTGGAGTTCCACTTCCATTACTGGATAACCTAATTTGGTCGCAACGTAATTTGCAACTTTTGGACCGTCCGTTTGAAATCTTACGTCTGTGTCGTAAAGACCAAATGGAGTGCTTCCAGATATTGGTTGTGCTGATCCAGTATATATGATTGGGTTCGCCATTGTTTATTTTTATTTACCGTATTCTACTTCTAATATTTTTCCAACTAAATCAGATCTATGATTTTCCTTTAGCTTGATGTACTTAATCTCGTCTATCTTTTTAGATAATTCAATAACGTAACTTAGCCCGTTTATTTCTCCTGTTATGCTCTTAATATCGGTTTGTTCGTTATCTCCGTTTATCAGTATCTTACCATTTTTACCCAATCTCGTAAGAATCGCCAACATTTCGCCTTTGGTTAAATTTTGAGCCTCTTCGACAATTAAAATATCGTCAATTGTTTTGCCCCTAATAAACTGTACGGGCAGAGCTTTAATTTTTTCCTCTTGTAACAATTTAGCGACTTCGTTTTTGTCGGAACAACATTTAGATATATTTTCTAGTAGCGCTTCCATATAAGGATCGAATTTTTCGCTCAATGCTCCTGGCAAAAAACCCAAACTTTTACCCACTTCTATCGCTGCTCGTGTATTATAAATACATCCTATTTGTTTCCTTTTTAAAAAATCCAAAGCCGCTTGAGCGCACACTAAAGATTTTCCACTTCCAGCTCTGCCGGTTACTATAATTATTTGATTTTCTACTATTAATCTCTTTGCCTCCTTTTGCTCTTCGTTTAACTGCAACGCATTTATAGATTTGATTTCGTTCTTCCTTTCACGATTTGGTTCTTTCATACTTTGATTAGAGGTGATTAATATTGTTAATTCATAGTACTATAGGTATAAATATGACGTAAAAGCGTATGTTTGAGCATAAAAAAACCCAACCGAAGTTGGGTTTTCTTTTTAGGGTATTGCTAATTAAGATTAAACAATGTTTAAATCCGCAACTTGAACACCTCCATAAAACTCGGGCCTGATCATGGTCATTGCGTAACGAGTCATGATACCTTTACGTGGAGTAAATGTAGTTGGATCGTAGATCAATGGAGTCATGATCAATGGAACATATGGAGAGTATACAGCACCGCACTCTAAGAATTGGTTACCTCTAAATCCTAATAGGATGAAGTTTTCCAACATATAAGGGTTTTTGTATACTTTGTAACGGCTATTCAAACTACCGATCTTTTGTACACCGAATGCATATTTCATTGTGTCAGCAGCACCGTCTGTATCAGCAGCGAATCCTGGGATTGATTCCAAAATTGTTGCAACAGCTGGAGAAACTACCATGAAGTTAGCACCACCGCGTAAAGTTCTTTGGTGGATGATGTTAGATACTTTTTGTAATTTGATACCGATTGTTTGGAACCAAGTCATCTGATTGTAATAAGCTCCTGCAGTGTTAGACTGGAAGAAACTATTAGTTGGGTCGATTTGATTACCGATTTTAGCTGACCATTGTAATACAGTAGGAGCATTTTGGATTAACATATCCAAGATTTCTAAGTCAATCTCTAAAGAAATGTACTCAGATAATAAACCTGTTAACTCAGCCTCAGCGTCTAAGCTATGGTAAGCATTCAAGTCTTGAGCAAATTCTGGAGTCCATTGTGCTTTTAACTTACGAGTTTTAGCACTGATGGTTTGAGATTTCATTTGAACGTTAACTTCTGGGATATAAATCTGAGAAGGGCTGTACGCGTTTGGTACAGAGAAACCTTGAGTAGCAGTTCTATCTTCAAAATCACCTCTTGCGTTGAAATCAGTCATCTTGTTGTAGTACAACGTAGTTGTAGCAGATCCAGTGATTTGGTTAGCTTGAGCAGTTGTTAAAGAACCAGTAATTACGAAAGTTAAAATATCAGTACCACCTTGAGCAGGTATACCTGTGTACTTAGTGAACTGATTTAAAGTTGTAGTTACGCTAATTGCAGATCCAGAAGTCAATTCGAAAGCTCTTACACCGTTGTAGTTAATACCAGGAACAGTTACAGAAGCGTTAGGAATAGTTACAGTGAAGATCTGACCAGCAGCTAAAGATGCACTATAAGTAGCATCGAAGTTGATAGCCGCAAAAGATACAGCAGATCCAGAAGCGATAGCAGATGCACTAACTGAAGCAGAGAACGCGTTCAATGAATAGTTAAATGTACCAGCGCCGTATAAAGCACCACTTGCAGCGTTACCGAAGTTAGCTGTTTGTTGACCGTATACTGAAGTACCATTGTTAAATCCGAATGGAGAAGATTGTCCATTAGCACCACCATATTGGAAGTCTAAATAGAATACTAAACCAGCAGGTAAGTTCATTGGTTGTACGCTAACAAATTCTTTTGCTGCGATTTGACCAAAGATTTTACGAACTAAAGGTAAAGCAACACCAGCCCATTGTTCACCGTTACCTGGGGTGAAAGTAGCTCCGTTTGCAGCTGAAACGTTACCATTTGTTTGAGAAGTTTCAACGATTAATTGTTTCGCTTGGCTTTCTAAAATGATAGCCATGTTTGCGCGATCGTAGTCTTGCAAGCCTTCTAAAAGACCTGATTTTGCCCATTTTTTAGCCAAACGTTGAGCTACAGTAAACTGAGCTTGTTGAGCGTTTTGAGCAGACTCGTTTAGTAAATTTTGTACTAAGTTTGCCATGATTTTTATTTAATTTTTTTTATTATTTTTTGATACCAGCTAATTGTTGCATTCTTGTAACAAAAGGATCAGCCTCTGTGATATTTTGTTTAGGCGCTATACCNGCTGGTTTTGAAGCGTAACCATTATAACTTTCTGTAAGTTGCTTTCTACGAGTTGAGATAGATTCGTTCAATGTAGCGAAGATATTTTTAACTTCTTTTACGTTTGATGCTCTATCGAAAGCGCTTACAACTTTTACTTTTTGAGATTCAGTCAAAGATTTAGCTTTGAAGATTTTGTTCATGTAAAGTAATTTAGCATTCAAAAGATTAACTTCGTTCAAAGAACTTTTCATTTCTTCGATAGCTTTTTTAGCTTCTTCCATTTCTTTCTTGTGCTTCTTTTCTTCCATTTTGTGCTTACGCTCTTCCATGTGCTTACGCTCTTCCATGTGCTTCTTCTCTTCCATCTTGTGATGACGAGATTCTTTGTGGTGATGACGTCTTTCTTCTAAATCCTCTTCTAAGTCTTCTTCAAGATCTTCTTCTAAGTCTTCTTCTAAATCGTCTTCGCCTAAAATTTCGTCTAAATCAACGTCAGCTTCGTCGCCTTCCACGCCTTCTTCGCCGCCGATAAATGGAGCTAAAGCTTGTTTAAGTTGACCGAAAGTTAAAACGATTTCTTCGTCGTCTTCGTTTTCTTCGTGATCTTCTTCTTCGCCTTCTTCCTCTTCTTCTTCGTCGTCTTCTTCAAGACCGTGGTGATAGCCTTCTTCCTCTTCTTCCTCTTCTTCGTCGTCTTCTTCTAAGTGATGACCTTCTTCTTCTTCTTCGTAATCTTCGTCCATTTCTTCAAGTTCTCCTAAGATTTCTTCTAAAGATGTCTCGTCTAATTCTTCTTCGCTTTCTTCTAAATCTTCTTCAAGATCTTCTTCAAGCTCTTCTTCTTCAGACTCCTCCATTTTGTGATGGCGCTTTTCTTCCATTTTTTTCTTTTTGCGCTCTTCCATTTTGTGGTGGCGAGATTCTTCCATTTCTTCTTCAGACTCTTCTAACTCTTCGTTTTCTTCAAGGTCTTCATCCATTTGGAATTCGCCCTTTTTAGATTTTTGACTGTAAGGAGTGTCGTGTTTTTCTAACTTGTTGTTTGGTCTACCGGTTCTAACGATAGGCTCATGGTCAGATGATTCTTCTAAATCTTCTTCAAGCTCTTCTCTTAAAGATCTTTTAACAGCCGCTTCTACCTGAGGAGCGAATGTTTCTTGCAGTGTTGCTTTTGCGTTGGCGATAGCGCTAGCTCTTAATGCCTTTGCGTCAGCGATTGCTTGTTTGTACAAGTCTTGCATGTTTGTAAATGTTTTTTGATTCCGATTGCTTATTGTAATTGAAGCAATATGTGTATGTTATACGTGCAGCGTTATATTAGATTGTAGAATAACGCATATACGAATAAATATAGCTATTTTCTCGAAAAATAAGATTTACCGAAAAAATTTTTAGTTAATACAACAAACACCGCTAACCGAACAGATAATATCAGAGATCATTCTATTGGCTTTTGAGTATTTGTCCTCTAATTTGATAGTTCTATCGTAAGATTCTTGTAATCCACGACTACCGACTGGTTTCATGTACGCTCCGTAAGTAGAAGGCGTGGAAACGAAGTCCCAGCAGATCAGGTCAAGATCGTCCTCGACCTTAACAATACCTTCACCTATTGGAGTAACTGATCCCATAGCTCTCGATGAGATCCCAACGGTTATATTATTTTCGAATAACTGTCTTAATATGTTTCCTGAAGGCGTAGGTAGTACTTCGATCTTACCGTAAAGATCTTTTCCTTGCCACCAAAGCTCTACGATGTTGTGNCTAACGTTTTTTAGGTTAATAACCGAAGTATCCGGATGATCCAATTCTCCTAAAGCTCTATTTTCTTTGATTGGACCTGCGATGTATTTTTCTACTTGCCCTTCTAGAATTTCGTAAGGATAAATTCTCTTGTTTGCGTTTGGCTTATCGCTAGCCTGTACTTGACCAACCACTATCATGTTGCCATTGCGATTTTTAACGCCCTCTTGTAAGGACACAATCGGATTAAATAACGCGTGTTCTATTAGTAGTTGTTTGCCCATTATTGCTTGTATATTATAAACGGTTTCTTCTGTTGTTTTAATTTCTGCTGTGTTGTTTTATCGTCAACAGAAACTTGTGGAACTCCGGTTTGAGATTGATTATCGTCTTCTTCTATAGTTTTTCTTTTCTTTTTACCTTCGCCTAGATTCTTTTTTGAAGCCTCTTTAAGTTTTTTAAAAAGTTCTTTAAGTTTGTCTTGTTTTGTCATTTTGGGCTCTTTTACTTCTTCTACTTCTGACTTTATTGAAGTCAATCCGTCTATATTCACTCCCTGATAAAACATTCCAGTAGAAGCTTTGATTAGTGCTTCTACTTTGCCGTATCTGTCCTTTTTAAAGCCGTCGATTCTAACTTTTTTACCTTTCTCGTCTTTTACTTCTTGACCGGTTGTAAAAGTATCGCCATGACTATTGATTACTGGCTCTTTTACAGGTTCTTTGTGCTCTTCTACTCTTCCACCCATTTCATGCTCAATGACATTTACCTGTCTTGAAATTTCGATAGGTTGACCTTGTTCGTCGGTTACTTCCAATTCTAGGTATAAAGTACCGCCTTTAATATCTTTTACAGTTCCATGATCGCACCCAAATGCTTTTCTATCTTTTTCTGGCAATGGAACGGCTTGTCCAATTCCAAATCTGTGATGAGTGTCCTCTGTTAACTTAACTTTTTTTTTAAATAGAGAGCCAAATAAGCTTTCTACGATCTTTTCTTTTTTTGTTTCTGGCATTATTTCAGCAATACCTTTGGCTTTTTTAGCGTGGTAAGTTAATTCTTTAACGCCCTTTGGTTTGCCCTTCTTATTTTCTGTCTTTGGCGCATGCTGGGCTTTTAAACTCTCTTGACCTTTAATTTTGGTCATTGCTTGGCCTTCGTGCTTTAATCCTTTGCTAACCGGCTGCATTTGACGTTTAGCGTCTTGCTTTTCGATGTCTTTGGAGTTCATAAACTCCTCTTCTCTATACGCCATTGGATCGGAAGCCATTTTTTTGGCAACTTTAGCTCTAACTTTAATGTAGGTAGGTTCGTCAACGTCTCCTAATTTTCCCAATTCTGCGTACATCGCTCTTTTAAATCTGTAAGGATTCAATTTATCGATAATTGCGATCACTTCTTTGTCGTCTTTCGCCCATTCTTGAATAATACTTCTGTTCTTAAGCATTTGCTCGGCGTCTTTGAAAGAAGTCAAATTTGTGATAAAGGGTAAGTTATTATCCCTACGTACTTCGTACAAGAACTTAGATTCTGTGATCTTACCTTCCTTTAATTGTTTGTATAAGTCTACTGCTGTCATGCTAATAAATATTTAACTATCTTCCTTGACCTCTATATTGCTTGGGTCTTGGACTGTGTTTGTTATAATTCTTCTTTCCGCCTTCTTGACCTGCTTTTCTTTTTCCGAAAACTAATTTTTCACTGCTTCCGGTAACTTTTGGTTTTGCCATTAATCTAAACTTTTTATTTTTTTATACGCTTCGGCAACCTTTGTTTTTAATTTATCTATAGATTTCTTCGTGTGAGATTTAGCTTCGTAGTAAGGTCCGTTTGGAAATTCCTCTTTTAACCTTGAAGAATAGTCCAATATCTTGTTCACTTCGTCCAACTTCTTTCTTACTAGCTTTATGGCCTCGTTGTATTGTTGATTTTCGTCCCTGGTTTTAGTTTCTTTTTTAAATCTTGAGTAGTTTTCGAACAATTCTTTGTATATGAATCCGCCTTTACTAGGTCTGTTAGGGATTTTAGGAGCGTCAGTCCAATCTTTTACGCCTGTTTTATAACCTTTTGATTTTCCTGCAGCGTATTTTGGTTCAACGTCCTTGGGACTCTTAGCTTTTTTTTCTTGAACTGTAGTTTGAGCGCCCTGATATCTTTGAGAGTAGTCCTTTGATTCTTTCTTTGTCTTTTTAGCGTAAGGAGCCGCGTATTTTTTATTTGGAACGTCCAAACCTGGAGCGTATTGTTCTCCTGTACCAGAAGTAAAGCTAGCGCCCGTGCTGGTTGCTGTGCCTCCGTCCTCTTTCAATGCACCTTGCTTGGGTTCGTATCCCAAAGTAGTGTCAGGTCTCATTTGATTCTTTATCTCTATGTAGTCCATAGGTTTACGAATGTATTGAGACGCTTGATCTACGAAAGCATCGAAGTCTTCGTTCTTCATTACGTAATAACCGCTTCCAGATGCGTCTATTGGTCTAAATTTCTTCTTGTAGTCGTTGTTTAATAAAGTTACTAAGCCTTCGTTGCTAAGAGCAAATACGACGTCAGGATGTTGATCTTCTGACAGCATTTTTTGCGTCATGAATTGAAGTGACCATGCTTTTTTCATTACTTAACTGATTTTAATTCGTCTATTAAATCGTAGTATTGTAAAATGCTAGTAATAGTTTCGTCTTTAACTCCGATGTTTTCTTTGATTGGAGATATTAGCTTAATTACTTCGTTTAATTTGATTGCAATTACCGGGCTTTCTACGGACTTAGACAAAGAGGTCAATTCTTTTTTTATGGAAGACAATCTTTTGTTCAAAGATTCTTTTAATGTAGTAGTATCTGAGATACTAGCGATATAGTCCTTTAACAAGCCCTTTTGTTTAGAAGAAAGAGTTCCGTATTTATCGTTAAATTTCTCTACCAATATTTTATAAGTCATTAATCTGATCTCTTTGTCTTCTTTCATCAGTTCTTCTACTAAAGAATTCGGAACTTTTTTATTTTTAATGTCGTCCTTGCTAATTCTTTCCAATAGCGTAATCTTGTTGACCACTAATTGTTTTGTGTCTGCCTGTTTAGAGTGCTGAGATTCGAATATGGTGTATATTGAAGCGTAAGATTTGTAATTGTCGACTTTTGCCTTAAAAAACTCTTCTAGCTTATAACTTCTTTTGATCTCTTTGATTAAATTGTATTTTAATCTGTTGGTAGTTTCAAAATCAATCTTTTTGTATTGATCCACTACGGTAGAAATAAGTACGTCTGCCTTTGATTCGCTTAATTTCTTGCTAGTAACTAACGTATTGTATAAATTGTACTCTTTACCAAGATCAGTATTGGTAAAATACTTTTTTAATATTTTTACAGCTTTAGAATCTTTATTTTCCAAAAGATCCGCTGTGGTTTGTCTAACAAGCAATTCAAATAGAATTCCAGTGTTACGATATTTAGAATGTTTTACTGCCATAGTGTTTGTAAATCGGCTACCAATAAATATGTTATTATTTTTCTGAGTCTTCTATTATATTACTTTCGTCCAAGGTAGTAGATTCAAACAAAGTCGTCTTCCTTTTAGGGAACATTTTCTTTAGGTCTTTTTGATATTGGGCGAATAGTGCTTTTGTGCTAGTTGTATTCTCTAAATTCAATGGACCGCCCTTAAATTTGGGCTTAAAACTGTCCTCTCCTGTCTCTGCGTTTGACTTAAGATCGTAAGAACCCAGTCTATCGCGACCAAATGGAGAATCGTCTGTAGAATAAGTAGACTTGTACTTTTGAGGTCTTCCAGGAACTTTTGTTGGTCTATTCGGATCCAATTCGTCGTATCCAGAAGGTACGTCTAGACTACCGTCTTGTTTACCGCCGTATAGACTTGCTAATTGGTGAGGAGTACCGAATGCTTGGCCTGTTTCAACTGGATCGTTTCCTTCCTCTTGAATTTGTTTGTATCTAAACTTACGCTTTTGATCTTCGATGATCATGTCTTCCATTTCTGTGAATTCGTCCTCTGAAATACGGAAGATGTTCTTCCAGATGTAGTCTCTTGGTAAGCTTGCCGCTTCAGAAGCTTGGTTAAGTAAATCAACTTTCTCCTTCAACATTGACAATCTTTCTTGTTCNTATATGATAGAAGGCCCAGTCAAGCTTATTTGGAAGTTAGCAACGGACTCGTCTTCGTACCCATTTGCGTACAAGTGTACTAACGCTATTTTCTTAAGCTCAGATACGACTATTCTTTGGATTCTTTCGATTGTTCTTGCAAAACGAATGTCTTCTGCGGCTAATGTTGCTTTACCTGTCAAATCCTTTTCGTAACCCATGAAAGCTTTAGGAATCTTTAAGGCAGCAAATACTTTTTCTCTAAAATATTGTACGTCTTCGATACCGTTGTAAGTCAAACCTGGTATTGTGTCTATTCTTGTTGTGTCGCCATTGCCTCTGAAAGGAATAAAATAGTCTTCCAACATGTTTTGTACGTTGTACTTCATATTGTATTCACCTGTAGAAGGATCCACTAATGGAGTCTTCTTCATTTTGTTCATCATTCTTTGAACATAGTTCTCAACTTCTGCCGGAGGAATCGCNCCTACGTTAACATAATAAGCTCTTTTGTCCGGAGCTCTTACGATTCTGTGAATAAGCATTGCGTCCTCAATCAAAGTGTATTGCTTAAATAACTTTCTTGCGTTTTCTAAATAGGATTTACCGTAAGGTAAGTAGTTAACGTCTCCAGTGAATCTAAAGTGAGCCATTTCGTAGTTGTCAAACCAAATGCCTGGGTCCTGATTGTTGTAAGCCGATGTGTAACCTGTGGTTGAACCCAAAGCAGCATTAGGATCGAATTTGAATCTAACTTCGTTTGGATTGTGCGGATTAAAACCCTCTTGTCTAACGATATTGTAAGCAGAGAAAGGAACAACGTTGTAAATACCAAAGTTTTCAGAGATCTCCATCTTCAAATAGAAGTCTCCGTACTTACACATGTTTCTTACCCAGCCCCAAAGGTTAAATTCTATGTTTAATATAGAGTAAAATAGTTGCTCTAATATATTTTGTATGTTTTCGTCAGCGCTAGTAATGTGCAATAGGACACCGCTTTCGTCTTTTAAAGTACATTCGTCGGCTATAATGTCCAAAGCTGATGAAATGATAGCGTCTGTGTCCATGGCATCGTAATCTGCGTATATTTGTACTCGTGCAGATTGATAGTTTTGTGCCAAGTTAAGATTGACACCNTAAGCGGTAGAAGTAGTGTATACTTTNTGGAATCTATCGATTAAAGAGTTGGTTTGGATAACACCAGTAGTCTGAATATTGTCCGTGTCCATCACTTGAATACCTCCACCTTTGGTGCCGGTATTTCTTATTATCACATCGGTAGAGAATAATCTTCTAAGCGATGCGAATAAATTGTCTTTTTGTACTTCTGCCATAATATTTTTTTAATCTAGCCTAATAACCAAGTTAAGTCCTGAGTATAATCTCCTCCTGGAGCAGATACTTTCATGCTCCAAGGATTTTGAGCGTTTACATCGTTTGAATTATAAAATCCCATATCAGCGCTGCTCTTGCCTATGTTATTCATAACCGATACTGTCAAACTATCGGCCGCTTTTTTGTATCTAACCGAAGTCTCTCTTAGGAACATTGCAATAGCAAAAGACATTACCAAATCGTCGTTATAACCCTGCATTGCTTGTTGTTTGCCGTTCTTCCATATAAATACTCTCAATTCGTCCAATAATCTTATAGACCTAAAAGTTACGTGCTTGTTTTCTACGAAGTCGCGCATCTTTTCTATAATGTTCAATCTTATTTTGGTGGCCATGGTGAAGCCTGGTACCAAGGTATTGTTACCATTGTGCACGGTCAAATAAGTCTGGAAATCAGCGCTATTATCNGCTCTGTGACTGTAGTGCATGTTATTATATCCGGTTTCTAATACTGATTGAATAACGTCCCATCCAATATTGGCGTTTTCTATCACCAGTAACGCTCTATTGTACTTAGTGGCTATAGAAACTAGTTCGTTGGCAAAGTATCTAGTGTCAATTTGAGCCTTGTATTCTGCAACTTGAGTCAGTGTATCCACGTCAATCACATGATAAGCGGAGTAGTCCATTCCGTCTCCTCTGGCAACGTCGGCAACAACCATATAGTATCTCATAGGATCTGGATATTCCCACACCCATAGAGCTTTATCGAGTCCCTCTCTATTGAGAGGCTCTTTTATGCAATTCTCGGCGTACCAATTCAAAATATCCGGTTCGATTACTGTATTACCAGATGTGGCAAAGTCGCAATCGCACTCTTGAGCGGCCATTCTTACACCTAGATCAATGTCTTGTTGCTTTCTCCATTCGATGTCTCTTTCAGGATGTACTGTCCAAGGCAAAGATATGGGTAAAAAGCCGTTTTCTTGCTTCTGCGCTTTTGTGTAAGTATTGTGAAACCAGTTACCAACACCGTTTGGAGTCGATAAAGCTATACAACCTCCCCCTGTGGCCAAGGTCATCTTAGCTGCNGTGTAAATTGTTTCGATATTGTCGATAAACGCGGCCTCATCTATTACTAGTAACGTTACGGCTTCAGAACGACCAGCGTCACCGGCTGCGGATACGGCTTTAATTTGAGAACCGTTGCTTAATCTAAGACTAAGTTGATTATTAGATACGGACTTGGCTAATCTGCGCATCCAATCTGGTAAATTATCGTAAGCGAATCTTACTTTAGTAACCATGTTCTTTGCAGTGTCCTGCTTCGTTGCGATTACAAGTACGTTCTTATCTCGTTGAAACATCATCAACCACAAAGAGTACGCAGATACTAGGGTAGAGATCCCCAACTGTCTTGACTTGTTGATAACAGAATCCGAATGTTTTTGAAATAGCTTTAAAACTTTTTCTTGAAACGGATAAAGATCGAACATTTGTCTACCCCTTTGAGGGTGTTGGATCATGTAGTACTTCTTCATGAAATACACAGGATCTTGAGC